ATCCTATGTTAGGAGATCCAACGGGTAATCTTACAATTAATTTTGATTGTATGCAATTCGCAGAAGGCCTAGCACTTCGCGGCACATTTATTGTGGATCCGGATGGTATTATCAAGGCTGCTGAAATTCATGACGAAGGTATTGGTAGAAATGCCAGTGATCTAGTTAGAAAATTACAAGCTGCGATACATGTTAGGGAAAATCCAGGACAGGTATGTCCTGCCAAATGGAATCCAGGTGAGGAAACATTAACACCAAGTTTGGATTTAGTTGGGAAAATTTAATATAAATAGTATTGTACACGCCTTATGGGTGTACATTTTATAAATCTTGCTTTTAAATAAGGAGAAAACTATGACTAAAATTCAATTTGGGCATCTATACCCATCAACTCTCGGCTTCGATAGAATTTTCAATGAACTTGAATCTATGTTAAGTTCAACTGTCGACCACACAGGTGATAAATTTCCGCCTCATAACATTATTAAACTCAGCGATGAGAAATATGTTGTTGAACTTGCTGTTGCAGGTTTTGATGAGAACGAAATTGATATTACTGTCAGCGAAGGTGTGCTTTCCATTGAAGGTAATAAAAAAGAATCTGAAGAACAGATTGAATATCTTCATAAAGGCATCGGCACAAGATCATTTAAGAAAAATATTCGTTTAATTGACACAATTGAAGTACATGGTGCTCAATTTAAAAATGGTATTTTAAGTATTGGTCTTGAAAATGTTATTCCTGAGTCTAAAAAACCTAAGAAAATTGAGATCAATAATAAAAAAGATCTTAAATTTTTTAATCAAGAGCTTTTAACTGAGAATAAGTAACAGAGAGTTGGGGAGCTTAGCTCCCCTCTCACTATGGAGAAAAAATGTTAATTAATGAAGTAAAAGAAAATATATTAGAACCAACAGATGATGTAGTACTTTTGGATTTTTATGCAACATGGTGCCAACCATGTAAAATGCTTTCTAAAGTTTTAGAAGAAGTTGAAAGTGATGTATCTGTCTATAAGATAAACATTGAAGAGAATATGGATTTGGCCAGAAAGTATAATGTTCGTGGTGTACCTCATCTTGTTCTTGTTAAAAATGATGAATCAATTGCTACAAAAACTGGATTATTAAAAGATGCTGAATTAGTAGCATTTATTGAAGGAAATAGATAATGGCCGCTCCATATATGCTATCATATCCAATGGTGGCAAGGGAAAATTATATTTTTAAAATGTCATCTATTAATGGAAGATTTCTTGTTGTTGCTGATCATATATTAGACCCAAGAAAGTTTTTTATTAAGTATTTTACTAATGTGGATAAAGCGGCAGATTATTTGGATTATATTATTGAAAAGGAAAAAGATAATGGCAACAAACATTAAAATATATAAGTTACTTAGTGGTGAAGAACTTATTGCTGACATGACTGAAGACACTGATACAATTACAGCAAAAAATGCTGTATCAATTGTCTATCAACAAACAGAAAAGGGATTAGGTGCAGGTTTGGCACCATTTATGCCTTATGTTGAGGACCCAGTAGTTATACAACGCTCTGCCATCGCCTCCAGCGGTGCTCCTAACAGAGATATGTTAAACCAATATAATAAAATTTTCGGATCTGGTATCGTTGTAGCTGGTGCTAATGAGATGCCTGAAGTAAAGTTAACTAAAAAATAAGGATATATTATGGATACTGTAAAGGCAAAACACATTTTAGTAAAAACAGAAGAAAATCTAGAACTTATTGAACAAAAATTAAGTGAGGGTGCCTTGTTTGAAGATGTGGCAAAGGAATATAGCGCTTGTCCATCTAAAGCAAAAGGTGGTGATCTAGGTGAATTTGGCCGTGATATGATGGTTAAACCATTTGAAGAAGCAGCTTTTGCTCTTGAAGTCGGTGAAACTAGTGATGCAGTTCGTACTCAATTTGGTTGGCATATTATACAAAGATATTAAAAAGTTTTTAAAAAGTGTTTACATTAAATACAGGTCGTGATATAATGTATTTAAAGGTTGGAAAAAAGGAGAGAAAACCATGAACATTAAAAACTTAAAACAACACATTATCACTGGCCCAGAAGATGGCCAAACTATTGCTATGATCGTGGACAACACAGCATACTTAATTCAAACTCACGGTATGAGTGATGCGATATTTAGAATGAAACGTGAATTTGGTATTCAAACTCATGAATGGATGTTATCATGTGACAAAGCAGTTCTAATTCCTGGAATTTGGGAATATCAAATGGCTGTTTGCATTAAAGGTATGAACGAAGATCAAGTTGCAGATCTTGCAGATCAATTAAAACTTAATGCGGAGGCTGCGTAATATGGCTGACGAAGCTAAATATGTTAAACTTCTACAAGGAATGGACTGGTACTATGAGTACTCAGATGACCATCGTGTTTGGCAAAGAGGAG